CCATTAAGAGTCAATCCACCGGGAAGCTGCATACCTTCATATTTAATTAAATTTTGACCCCATTGCTTTTTTAGCAATAATGTGGCATATTGTTTAAGAAATATATCACCCCAAATATCCGCATATGTAGAAGGATCAAGAATTCTGTCACATTCTACTATTATCCAATCATCAATATCGGCATCTGCACCCCAAGTAATATCTAACCATAATTTATCAGCATGTCTATTATATCTGAACATAGGAGAACCTGTAAACATTTCACCAATTAATTGTAAATGCTGTCGTTTTAGTTCATGAGATACTAAATCTCCACCTAAATTATGGACTTCATTTAAAGCAAATTGATATTTAACAGAAAACATACCAGAGCCAGCTGATTCATTATCTGAAAAAGGTATTATTCTCCTCACTCCAATAATTGCTTCAGCAATATCTATAAATTTATTATCAAAGTCTCCTATTACAGTTGCCGTAGAAGCATGAGTTGTTGCCGTAGCGCCGGAGTCTTCTCCTGTTAGAATTTCACTTGTAGAAAAAGTAGTAGTAGTATTACCGTAATACGTATTACCATCTCCACCAAATTTAACATCTGGGTCCTTGAATCTAAGTGTAGTGTTTGCACTATGATATTCATGTACTCTTGCTCTTACTCCACTTGTTCCTCCAGTAAAATATTCACCATTTGAAAAAGTTCCTGTAGGAGCTCCTGCTAATGTTACAGTAGAACCAGAAATTTGATGTTTTAGAAATGTGTTTTCTGTTGCATCAAAATGATATTCTTGAAAAAATTGAAGTGCATCATCTACACAATCTTCAACTTGATCATCATCTAGATTTAATTCTACTACAGGCCATCCAAGTTTTCGTTTGCAATATTCCTTAAAAGTAGTTCTAGTAGTTGGTTGTGCCATTATTTTGTCGCCTCCGGTGAAACTGTTATAAGACCTTCTACTACTCTTTCTATATCTCCTCCTGCTTGTGTATATTCTACATCAAATACATAATTTCCATCTGATATTGCTGTTGTTTGTGTAGAGGTCAAAGAAAATGTCACATTTGATCCTTCAATTACTGTAGTGAAAGCATGAACATTATTCGATGAATGGTAGGATTGTCGCATTTTACCTGCTGTAGTTCCAGTAGAAATTGTAACATTTGCTCCTGCGGTATCTTTAGCGGTAACAACTTTGGAAAAGGTGCAACCTTGGTCTAATACAAAATTTAAAACTTGTTTTTGGAGTGTTAATGCCACAATCTATCTCCCTGTAATAGTATAGTTTAGTTGAGGTTTCTATACTATTTATATATAAAAGAATGTGTAAAGGTAGGATTTATTTGAGGTGAATACAAGGGTTTACCATTTATTTAAAGGACATCGTTCAGATTTCATTCTTAACTTGAATCCTAAAATACAACCACATTCTTTACACATAAGAGGATTGTTTTTGAATGATATTTTTCTGTCACATTTTAGACATATAGATTTTCTTAATTGAAATATTTCTCTATCCATGTTTTAGTTTCTGTATCCCATTCATATGGTGTAACAATTCCAAGCTCATCTATATCCTCTGGTGGAGCAATAGGGAGAACGTATGTACATGTTGTTTCATCAAATACAAATCCATTGTCTATATCATCTTCCCTTTTTGTATAGAATGCATCAAGATTTTCATCATAAAACATTCCTAAACAGGCAAAGTTAAAGCGGAATGCTTTACTTTGATCACTAGAAAGTTCTCCTGTATCTGGGTTATAATGTTTCCCGCCACGAGTATTAAATGATGTTTGTTTCCACGTTTCCCCTGTATTTTCGGAGATTTCCGCTTCCTTTCCATCATCTTCTTCTCTACCTACAATAACTTTACAAACAATATTGCTACTATCTAATTTTACAAAATGTGCCATAATTCCTATGTCATTGAAAAGGTTGCTGTTGGAGTTGTTGCAGTAATATCATAAACACTTAGACTATTAACGGTAGAACTCGATTGTGTAATATTTGAAAAACTAACAGAAGTACTAGTAGGCACTATTAGAAATATTCTTCCTGATCCCCCCGAACCTCCGGGACCAGAGCCAGGAGTTCCATCTTTTGCGCCTCCCCCACCTCCATGATTTGCTGAACCGCTGTTGTTCCAGCTTCCACCTCCGTGAACACCTACACCACCTTGAGGAGTCCCAGAACAATTTTCATAACCAGAACCACCTCCACCACCAGCAAACGAACCACTAAAACTTCCTACCGATCCTACCCAATTCGTAAGATTAACCCCTGTTCCGCCATAACCTCCATACGTTTGAGCACACCCAGAATTTGGCCAAGGTGAACCTTTATCACCGGGGAGTCCGTGTGCACCAGCACCACCACCACCTTTTCCAGCCCAGTTAGCATCAAAACCGGCAGCAGAATACGAAGAATAGTGCGTGTCAGCATTATCTCTCATCCCGCCTCGGGTTCCTTGACCAGGAGTACCAGGAACTATTCCCTGGAATCTAGTGTTATCACCACCTCCGGCTGATCCAACGCGGAAGTTAGCTGTACCATCCATAGTTCGGCCATTACCCATACCTGTTCTGTTAGCATGATACTCTCCAAAATATGCACCCTTTTTTTTATATTCTGCACAACCTTCACCACCACCATAAGCAGTAAGATAAACACCAGTTCCTATGCAAGTTGTATCTCCACCTTTTGTCATCCAACCATTAATAGTGTTATTGTCCGCGCCTCCCGGCCCAATTGCAACTGTATAATTTGTACTAGTAGCAAAAATTATCCCACCTAGATTTAAAACTCCTCCAGCACCACCGCCACTTTCAGTTCCGTAAGATCCACTTGGACGACCACCGCCTGGGCCCCCTCCAGCAATCAAAATCAATCTTCCTGTTATACCTGATGTGTTTGTATGATTGAAAGTCTCTGCATGAGGATCACTAGTATCTTTCCAACTTGTTCCATCATAAACAAATAATCGATCAGAGCTTGAATCATAATAAGTTTGACCCTCTACTGGGGAACTTGGAGCAGTTCCAGAAGCCTTCTGGAAGATCGCCCCTACAGGAACAGATGGTGCACTACTAATTAAAGCCATTTTAGATTTTCTTCCTCTTATTGTAATAGTATAGTTTAGTTGAAGTTTCTATACTATAGGGATTAATAATTATCAACCTTAGATTTTAGTTCATCAATTTGTGTTTGCTGTTCTTTAATTGCTTCCAAAAGAACGGCAGTCAGTTTTGAATATTGAATACCTCGTGCTTTACCACTATCATCATGTGAAACTAAGTTAGGGAGAATTTCATCTACATCTTCTGCAATAAGTCCGTAATTATTTGATCCTAAATGTTCATCTTTCCAATCAAATTTAACTCCTTGCATTTGTAGAACGGCGGGAAGTATATTTTCAATATTTGAAATATTACATTTTGTTTCTCTCATTGAGGTTTCTGTAATGGTTCCAGCCACTTCTAATTTTGTAGTAGGATTAGTTGTACCAATACCGACATCACCGGCAGCTTCAATACGCATTCGTTCAGAACCCGCAGTAGTCAAAATTAGTTCATCATTATCTGTTCCTGGTGAAGTTTCTGCTCGTATATGAGTATCCTCATCTACATCTTCTACTGAGCCAAATTGTGTCCATGTTGCCCCAGTATATCCTTCAAAGAAATTATATTCTGTATTAAATCTAATACCTGCTTGTGTAGCAGTACCTCTATTAGATGCTGTACCAGCAGGAATTACAAGAGCGGTGGTTCCAACAAATTGGCCAGCTGGCGCGACACCATCTTGTTGAGCATAAATTGGAATTGCTCCAGCTGCAGCTGCATTGTTATTAATTACACTTAATAAATGTCTTGCAGTAACATCAGCTGAATTTGATTCAACATAAAGGGCCGAGCCTGAAGTAAGTCCATCTGCGGAGATATTTACAACTTTACCAGTAGTTAATGAATCTAATGCAACATTAAGACCAGTTCCTGTAATTGTTGCTGAACTAACAAGATCCATCATTATACCACTAGTAATGGCACCAGAAGAAAGTTTAAATGCGGTACCAGTAGTAATGGAATCTGCTGAAATATCTACAGCATTTGCGGTTTCAGTAGAAGCATTTATATCTACTGCTATTTGATCAACATCTATCGCTTCAACAGTAAGAGCAGGTTTACCTGAATCTACTTTTTGTGAAGCTGTCAAATGTCCTGTAAAAGTATTTGCCCAGAAATGGGTGGTATTACCCAAATCAAATACAAGAGTTGTATTTGGAATTATATCAGAATTTATATCTGCTTCAAAGGTTACTTGATCTGTTGTGGCATCACCAAATATAAGATTACCACCTACGGTAGTATCACCTACACAGTTAATATCACCCCAGACTTTTAAATCTTCTCCTATATGTACTGATTTTCCTACTCCTATACCACCATGGGTAATTATAGAACCCGAAGTAGGTGTAGTAGAATTTGCTGTATCAAGTACCTTAATGAAATTATTCATTCCACTAGGCTGAGTCATTATAATAAGTTCATTATCTTTGACTCGCCATTGGTCAAAAGTATCAGTTAAGGCTACATTTGCTGTCATGAGTTATCCCTTTTATCTTTGTAATATGCATTTTTGGCAGCTAATTTTTCATCATCCATTGGAGGTATTTCCCAAGTGTATAAGTTTCCTTTTTCTGCGGTTCTAGGCTCTCTATAGTCTTCATTAAGTGACCAATCAGTACCATCAAAAATATATTTTCTGCCAATCCAATCAGCAGGAGGTGTAAAATTTTCATGAACTGTTGTATTAGTACTATTATAATCTAATATATTAATTTCTATAGGATCTCCAATCTCAATATTAGTAGCAGTTACATTTAGTGCCTTATCATCTTCAAGTAAATAAATACTTTGATTATTTGCATTATCTATAATGGTTTTCATTTTTATTACCTTATCTTATGATACTAATATTTTGTCAACGGAATCATCAATTGAAATTTGTGTTTTTACCACTTCATTTCTGAAACTTTCAATTGCTGCACCCGCCTGTCTTGTTTGTTGTGATCCCTCAATTAGTAACATTGGCAACCAAGTAATTGCACAATCCCATTGACTCACATCTTGTCCAGTTTGCGGATTCTTTCCTAAAACTTGCATGTAAAATTTGCATCCATGCTCTTTGCATTTCTTTTTAATAAGTGGACAATAATCTGCCATTCAATCACCAGCTTTAATTTTTAATTTTTTAATCTTTAGTAGCTACAATCATATCTATATATTTAACATTTATATCAATACTTCCATGTCCATGAGATCCTCCACCACCTGCACCGCCTGTACCAGTTGAATTCGCGGCAGCCCTATTAGAAAAACCCCAACCACCTTGTCCTTGTTGGTTATCAAACTGACCCACTTGAGAGTGAGTGTGACTCGGTATCTCTGCTGTTGTTAGAGTATGTGACGGAATGGATTGTGAAGCAAACGCAGTATCAAATGCTACTGAACCTGCAACTCCATCAGTTATTGTTCCTGTTACCATTCTTAGGCCACAGTCATCAAAACTTACGGGAGTTGAACCCGTTTGTGTTAATTTTGTCCACCCGGTTGGAGAAGCGGTCTGATGAAAAAGCATTTTTGTTCCAGCGGGAAATCCTCCAGATGCTGCTCTAGCCTGACCAGCCCAAATTTTACCGGACCTTGAACCTACTTTATTAAGTACTCCGCTCATTTATATCTCCTATGTCCAATCCTGATCGATGTATGAAACCACAACGTCCACATTTCCTGCGCTTGCAAGAGCAATACAAAGTGCGTCTGTTCCAGATAAAACCAGTCTATCGTTATATACAAATGTTTCATTTGCACCAAGTGCGCTGTCAGAAAGAACTTCATAATCTGTTCCTCCAGCATCATCATCAACATACATGTCAAATGTTTCTGCTGCTCCGGCTGTTTCACATATTGTAACACTTAATATCGTATAGATATGATTTGCGACACCAGGTAAAATAACGCTTTCTGCATTAGTAACCCCTGCTGTCATATTAACTTTTAAAACTTCTGTTCCACTTCCGCTAGGTATAGCCATTTTTATTTCTCCTTAAAATTTTTTTTATTAACCAAAAATCAAATTAAATTATAAAAATAATCCTTGATGAGTTGAACTTTGCAAACAAGCACCTTTTTGTTTTACTTTTTTATTTTCTGTGCCCTCATAAATAAAATCCAAGACCCGTGAAGCTGCAGCTTTTCTATTTGTACCACCTGCTCCATCATCAACAACAAATAAATCTATATCAATAATTGGTGCGCCGATATCTGTTCCACCGTCAATATCAAGACCCGGAAGAGCCATAGCCCCAGAGTTGTCCATTAAATCGCCAACTTCGATATATTTGTTTGTAGGAGATGTACTAGGATTTTCTACAATTAGTAAAACATCTGTATTTGCCGCAATGGACAATTTTCCTAATTCTGTAATTTTCTTTGACATTTGATCTGTTCCTTTATAGAATTCATGTTGTACATAATATTAATTATTTATACTATTTATCTTTTTTGATATATTTAATTTAACATCCTCAAGTGTGGTTCTGTGGGCCAAGTAACATCAGTTAGCACACCATTTTCATCTAATTGAGGTGAGGAATTTTCAGGTAAATCACGGAGTTCTTGTCTGTAATCTAATTCATGTTGTGTAAATGGTCTATCTTCTAATCCTTTTCCGTATTGTTCCATCGCTTGTAACATACCTTGGCGTAAACCACGTAACTGTTCTAATGCTGTTAATGTTTGAGGAGCCTCTCCCTCTTCTATTGGAACCTCTTCACCATTCACCCATTCGGTTTTTGGTTTATCACTAATATTCCATTCTGACCCATTCCATTGACATAATTGAGTATCAACATCAAATTCAGGCGGCTCTTCTGTTACATCATCGTTACGATATAAAAATTCACCGGGTATTTCCGGATTTGGTTGTGGTTCTCTTGGTATTGCTGTTTGTGAATTCCAGACTATCATTTTTTTCCTTTAATATTTAATACAATACCGTATTGCGACATTACGTACTCTTGTTTCGGTGTGTTCTCCTACAGATAATCTCATACCATTATAACCAATCCCTACTCCAATTTGATACCAAGGAGCAATAAACGCATTTGTTGTTACAGCCGCGCCATAACCATTAGGATATCCAGAATGTTTAATTTGCCAGTTGTGCGAACCACTACCCCAACCACCAGTATGATAGTCGGCATTAAAACGAGTACCACCATACCAAACTTGTTTTACTGTGTCAGTTTGTGCAGATGCTATTCCTCTTCCAGTATCTGCGGTTCCTCTTCCATCATCAAAACCTCGCAAAAATTCTCCACGACAATCTGGAAGATTAAAACTTGTTTGTCCAGAACCTCCGTAAGTAGTGCCAATTTTATTCCAAAGAGCTTCATATAATCCACCTGCGACACCGTTTATTACACTACCATCACAAATTAACCAACCTGAGGGAGCAGTAGCCTGACCAAAAGCTCCTATTTGTCCTACCATATTTCCCGCCGTGTCTGTAAGCGATCGTGCACTTGCACTACTAGTAATTACTGCCATTACTCTATCTCTTCCATGACCAGCTTATAAACTTTGTTAGTCTTGTTATTTCTTAGTGTTAAATAATTTTCTTCCTCGATAACTGTCCAGTTTCCTCTTTCATTTGCAAGATGTAAGTCAGTAGTGTAAATATTTTGCCATCTCTTTGCAGATGAACCTAAATCCTTTGCATTATCAGTAGTAGGAAAAAGATTGCCAGCAAAAATACAATCTTCACTCGTATCAATAGTTATTGCTGTTGCATTACCGTTATCTGTAATAGAAGCTGCTCCTGCACCTAGTACTCCTGAAGCGAGAGTAGCAACACCTGCAGTTTCGGTAAGTACTGGTACATTGTTTAATTTTAAGACTGCCATTGTTTATCCCTTTGGGTATTTCGTTTTAATTGCATCAATTGCATCTTCCCATGTAGTGGTACCATCTTCTTTGTCATCGAATTGCATTTCAAGTTGATTCAGAGCATCATATTCTTCTTTCCGGTTACGTGAGTACTCTAATCTGGCATACTCAGCCAATATCTCAGCCTTTCTGTTATCATACATTTCAGACGACATAACATTATCATCTATAAAGGTTACAATATCATTCATTATTTCAAATTCACCTGTAGGAAATAAATCTCTGACAACCGTAAATTGAATATTATCTATTTGTTTTTGATTAAACATTTTATCCTTTTATCTCCTGCACCAGATGTCTTTGACCATAGTATGGAGCGCCATTACCCATAAAGTTCACACCATTAGCGTTATTATACCTACCGTATACTCGGAGAGTGAATGTGATTCCCGCGGCATAACCTGGGCTGAATGCAGTAGTATGTCTTGCTACTTTGTATTTGTCGCCGCCGGAAGCCAAGTAATCTTCATGTGACGCCGGATATAACCAATATTCATCAGTAATAGCAGCACCTGTAACATATGCACCAATACCTACACCAAAATTGGATGAATTGGTATCGTCAGAAGAATATTGTGCGGAAACGATGAATATACTACTAGCCGCTTTAGTTGTCAATGTAATATCAAGCGTAGAAATATGAAATGGACTACTGTGACCAATAGAACCGAAGCTGGAAGTAGAGTTTACAAACTTAGTTTGTATTACATGACCAGCAGGATAAACGATTGCAGTATTACTCAGGTTTGCTGCTGTAACTGTCCCAAGTGTAGTCAACCCAGACCCTCC